GTTTAATGTAAATTTTTCCTACTAATTGGTTTCTTTCCAAATCTTCAGGTGAAGAACTTACTGTAACTCTGAAATCATACAAACCTCTATCTCTTCTAATTGCATCCAAGATAGGATTTACTGAATCCAAGAATTGTTGTCTTACAACGTCATCGTTTTGTTCAAACAACAACCTTACAGATACCGCAGAGATAAGTTTACGAGCTTGAAGTAACAATCTTCTCACATTCAATCTATCTAGTGCAGATTCCGCAACTTGTAAAGTTTTGTTACCCCAAATTACAGTACCAACATCAGAAAAAGTAGCGATTGGATTAATTCTTCCTTTGTACAACGTATCTCTATCTTCTTGTGTAAGTTTTCTTCTTGCTTTGATTGAGTTAACCAAACCTCTTGTATAACCTGCTGATGCGAACCAAGGGAATGAGATATTATCAGTCAATGCTAAGTTTCTACAAACTTCACCTGTTGGTGGAAGATAAATTTGAGTATTGTTAACTGTGTCACGAGTTAAAATCCAAGGGTAGTAAGTAGCTGTGTAGTTACTATCCAATCCCGCAGTTTCTAAATTATCTACCGCTTCTTGTGGGTAAATGAAATCATTTGAGAATGAAGTCGTACTTACAAACATATTATAGTCAGGGGTAGTTGTGATATAGATAGAGTCAGCTCTACTATTTTCAACCATATCAACCGCAGATTCAACAAGATTACTATTATTTACATAATCAATCGATGCCGTTGCAAAAACGTTAATATTAACAGCCTCAGGGTTAGAGTAAGTATAAATACCTAACAAATAAGCATAATAATCAGTGTTTGCCCAATCTTGAGTGTTATCACCAACAGTTATTTGTTTGAATAGACCTGAACCTGTTGCATTTGGATATTTCACAGATGGTGCCGCACCTTTTAGGTAACCAGCACTTCCTAAAACAAATCTGTCCCCATTTGAACGATACTCTCTATAAACATCCCAACCATCAAAACCACCTTGTACTAATACCGTATATTTACGAGCGTAAAGTCTGTAGTAAGGATTTTCTTGACTAGTTGGTTCACTTCTAAATTCAGCATCTCCTACTTCGAAAGCCGTTTCACCTGAACTTGTATAAACACCACTGATTTTCACAACAGTTGCTCCACTATCCATGTGGAAACCTTTGGTTTGGTAAGCCCAATCCTCAGCAGATGTTGCAGGTAAAGATGGTGGATTTTGTTTTCCTTTATATGTGAAGAAATCAGGGTCATTACCAACTTCAGTTGCAAAACCTAAATAAGTTCTTCTAACATTATCACCAGAACTAATAGTTGAATTATTAGCACCAGAGCTTAATCCGAAAGGAGGGTCATACACCACCTCTCCAGGGAAATCATATTTCGTTTTATAAACTGGTACAGGTGGAGTTGCTGAACCATATTGTCTCATTTTATATCCCTCAAAACCACAAGGTAAAGCATCGATTGGAGCTTCCTCGTTAAGTTCAACCATTATAAATTTAGAGTTAACTTGGTATTCACCATCAGGTGTACCAATTTTAACACCAATATAACTATTTTGACCTGGGTCCATAGCACAATTAGTGAATTTCTCTAATACAACAGGATTAGCATCAGTGTCAAAGAAGTCTCTTACAATTACATCAAATGTACCATTACTAAATGAAATGTTTGCAATTGAAACTTTAACCTCAGAGTTTGCTGCGTTACCATCAGAAATTGTGATAAATTTGAATAGTCTATACACTTTATTACCTCTAAGTTCTGAAACTAAGTAAGGTGATTGTGCTGATTGATATTCATCTAAATAATAACCGATTGAGTTAGCTGAATTACTTCTAGCACTTGATAATGAAACCAACGTACTTCTCAAGCCTCTAATATAACCTTTATTATAACCATAAGATAATGCGGTATGATAATTTTCTTCAACAAATAAAGGTACTTCGGTTTTGTTTTTACCAAAATTATCTGTTCCAAAAACTTTAGAAATGTAATTAGCATCAGACAACGTCATTGATGTCTCAATAGAAAAATTATCATTATCTATCGTTACACCAGAAATTCTAAATTGTGAGAATGGATTCAAAGAAGTTGCTGAATAAGAACCTGAAAAATCAAGAACAACATTAGATGTACCCGAAACTTGGTAAACAGGTCCGTTATCATTTGTATATGTTGCAACACCTCTTGAACGTAAAGTAGCAACTACTAGATTATTATAACCTGAATATGATGTACCACTAAATGAGGTGAAATAACCTGTTAAACTTCCTGAATAGTTTCCTGTCCCGCCACTATTGAAAGAATTAACTCGATTGATGATTAGAGCAAAAGAATTTCCAGAATATGAATTTCCTGTCGTATTATTAAACAAAAGATAGTACCAAGAATCATTCTCGGCTGCCGTATAATCCGCCACAGCATCATATTGACCACTAACTCCCAAAACATTGTCTACGGTATATGAAGCGAAAAGTGTAAGATAATCCCAAGAAGTATCATCAAGTGTACCCCACTGATAAGCAGTACTTGCCGATAGTGAAGTTGGGTTTGAAAATATTGATGACAACATTTCTTGTACATCCGCTTTAATTGTTGAGGTTGAACCATCGAATTTAGTATATTCTTGTGTAAAAATACTTGAGAACAAACTAAAAGGTAAATTAACTTGTATTGTATCAGCAGTGTATCCAGTATTACCTGAAAATGTCATTGTTGCACCAAATTGACCTCTATTATTACTATATCCGATTGTTTGTTTATCGGGATTCGCAATAGTTGTGATAGACCAAGATGGTCCAGCATCATAACCTGATAGACCCAACACACGGGTCATAAACATTTGATTTGATTGTTGTAAATAAGATTTTGCTATATAAGCCGCCTCATATTTTGGAATCTGTGTGTTATAGAATTTTTCGGGTGTCGTTCCACCGAAGTAAGTTGTGAATTCATCATAACTCGTTACAAACACAGGTTCAAAAGCGGGCCCTTTTTGAGACTCACCTACTATACCTAATGTTGTAATACCTACACTCTGTGCAACGAAACTTAAATCTCTTTCCGAAGTATAAACTCCTGGAGAAACAAAAACTTTGTTTGAACTTGCCATTTTTTAATTGATTTCTGTAAAATTTATTTTATTGATAAATACTTGGAAAAAAATCAAAATACTTTACTTATTAGACCCTATTTATAAATTAGGTAGAATAAAATCTACCTTTTTTCTACTATGGAAAATAAGGGTAAGATTAAGACATTGAAGATATCCGATGAATCGCATAAACTACTTAAAAAGTTTTGTACCGACAATGGATTAAAAATGCACAAATTTATTGAGAATCTTATTTCTAAAAACTGTAAATCGAAGAAAGATATTTACGGAGAATAATTAAAGTATCGTGGTACTGAAATCAATTGTACTCTCCTTATTGGTATCACTTTTGGTAATATCAACCCTCAATGTATCACCATAATTAATTTGAACAAAAGACAAGTCTGAACCAAAATAAGTGTTATTAATATACACATCAAAACTTTCTACATTAGTACTACCCTCAAAGTTTAGATTAACATTTTGGTAAAACATTTCACTTACCGATGTGTTTCCTGTTACGTACAAAATCTCAGTTGGGTATTTGTCTTTGTTTTTAGGGTTCAGAGTTCCTTTACCTCTTTTTAAGTCAGTTGAAACCTCATATAATTGTAGGGCACGGGAAATAGCAGGTGTTACCTCAAATTCATTTTCATCTAATAAAAATCCCAAAACGGTCATATCATAAGTTTGGATATAATATTTTCTTTTTTCTAAATCCAAAACTGACTCATTAGAAATGTTATCTACAATGATTGGAATGTAGTGTCCATTTATTTCTTGATATGCCTGTCTTGATGAAAACTTTTGATTTACTATTTTGTTAAATTCATTTAGTTCTCTCATCCTATTACAGATAATTTTTACTTGAAATTTAACATCAACGGGTACGGGTTGTGGTATTTTATAAACATCATATTGTATTCTATCACCATCATAATTAGGAACTGTTGCATAATAAAATTGTTTCCTTACAGGAATAGTATATACCAAAGGACTTTTACTATATTGAACATCTAAATTTCTGACCACAGTAATAAATGGTGGGGATACGTTTTTGTCATAATCTTGGAAAGACCATGTTTCCGTAAATTGTGACCAGTTTTGTGATGTCACAATAATATCAACAACAGGAATTTTTTGACCAGCAACGACACATTCCAATTGTTCATTTACAAACCTTAAAAAACCACCATCAATATCCGAATGTAACAAAGATTTAGGTAAATATGTTCCATCTTTGTTGATTTTATCCAACAATTCAACCCTTCTATTATACAATGTTTTTTGAGGGGTAAGAGATATTTTCTTTTTAATTTTTTTTGGAAACATAATTATAGTCCTCTAAATTCGTTATTTGAAACAGGTGATGCGGTTATTGTTCTATAAAATGGTTTGTACCCACCATAGGTGTGTTTGTTGTCTGAGGTTATACGACCATCATTTACAACTGTATAATATCTAACTTTATCCTCTTTTTCCCAATAAGCGATGTAATCACCAAAATCAATATCAACTCCAAGTTCATCCAAATGTTTTTGATAGACTGAAATTCTAGCGTTACCTGGTTCAAGTTGTTCAATTCTTGACGTACCTAAAAATTTATTTTCAGGGGCAACAATTTGCAATAGACACTTAAATTCTACGGGTGTCATAAATTTTACACCATCGGGTAAAGTTTCACCATAAACATTGTCCACTTTTGTTTTTTGTCTATCGACCTTGTATAGAACCATAGTAAAATTCATATCACCATGTTGCCATTCCATACCCATCTCAACTTCAAGTGAAAAATCTTCACCACCGAAAAATTTACCTATTCTCGTTATTGGTACATTTTTGTTTGACATATTGATAAATATCAATTCTTGTCTTATATTTTCATAAAAGTATAGTTTTGATTGAAGGAACTGAAATAAAGACAATTGAACAACAAGCTCTTACAATACTTGAAGGATATAGTGGGGGTAATAACTATGTCTTAAAAATGCAGTCACAGATGCGAGTAAATCCAAAATTTTACCCAACTCGTGCTCAATCTGAATATATAACGAACTTTCATAATATTGAACCAAAGGTTGCTAAAAAATGGGTAGATTTAGACCCTTATTTTGCTAGTAAGATTGCTGACCAAAAATTTTATACACAAATACCTGAGAAAGTTTGGATTGAAAAACTTTTAGTTGAAAAAGATAAATCCTACCATATGTGGGGTAGATTTTTTGAAACTGAAACTATTCATGATTTTTGGTTACCTAAGTCGTCAATCATCAAAACACACACAATAGAAAAGGTCGAGATTGATTATGAAAAATACAATCATAGACCACCTCTCGGACATCAAAAAGAAGCTATTGAAAAATTGGTTGGAAGTACGAGGTTTATTCTTGCTGATGATATGGGTTTGGGTAAAACTACAACAACTATTATATCAGCTCTTGAAACAGGGTATAAGAAAATTTTAATTATTTGTCCTGCATCATTAAAAATTAACTGGATGCGGGAAATTGAGAACTACACAGATAGAAGTGTTTTTATTGCCGAGGGGAAACAATTCTCATCTGAACACGACTTCGTAATTGTTAATTACGACATCATAAAAAATTTTCACGACCCTAAGGACTTAGAAAACTCTGAAATCGTTAAAGCTAATTTTGAATTGGTTGTTTTAGATGAATGTTTTACATACGATACTAAAATCATCACTGAGTTTGGTGAAAAAAATATTGGAGACATTGTTGAGAATGGACTAGATGTTAAAATTTTAACATACAATCACAAAAATAAAATTTTTGAATACAAAAAAATAAATAGGTGGATTAGAAAAAATAAAGACACTATATACAAAATAAAACTCAACAACGGAGTATTTATAGAGTGTACTGATAATCATAAATTCTACGTAAATAATAAAGGTTATGTTAGAGCAAAAGAACTCACAACAACCGATGACTTGTATATGTTGTCGGAAACCACTTACAAAGAAACAAATTTGGAAGAAGGGGGAATATTGTTCAAAGAGTTGTTCGTCAATAATAAGGAACAAAAAATCACCACAAAAACCAAAGGAAGCAAAGTTTCACAAAAATTGTCTAGAATGTGGAAATCTAATGAGTTTTACAACAGAAACAAAAATGAAAAAGAAAAATTATTGTTCTGTGAAATGTTCGAACAAAGTAAACTCAAACAACGTGGAAGTAAAAGAAAAGAGAAAAAAAACAATAGAAAAAAATGGGGGTTGGTCAAAAGTAATGCAAACCACACATATCAAAAATCCTCATATGGCAAAACTATCCTCTCAAAGGATGAAAAAAAACAATCCAATGAAAAACTTGGAGAGTTTAGAAAAAATGAAAGAAAAACTAAAAGGGAGAACATTTTTATCGAGGGGTGGGAATGGAAAAATAACACCTCAACAAGAAATTTTATTTCAGATGTTAGGAGAAGGTTGGGTAATGGAACTACCAATTTTAACAGAAAACGTAAAACCTTTATTCAAAAGTTTACCACCTTCTTACAAACTGGATATAGGGAATCCAAATCTGAAAATATCAATAGAAGTAGATGGGAAGTCTCACAAAACAAAAAAATGGAAATACTTGGACAGACGAAAGACAAAGGTGTTGAATTCGTTAGGGTGGAAAGTATTGAGATTTTGGAACGAGGAAGTTATGATAAATCCACAAATGTGTATTCAAAAAATACAAGAG